TCGAGACCAGGCGCGGCCGGGCCTTGTCGGAAAAGTCGTTGCCGTCCACCGAGAGCCGGAAGTCGGCGATATTGGCGCGCTTCTCGCCAGTGCCGGCCATCAGCGCTTCCCGTCAAGGCGGCGGCGGCAATCCCGGCATGTCGTGGCGTCGCGGACGTGGTTGCTGCCTGCAGGGCCATCGAGACCGCCAGTGGGGCGGCGTCCGCAGAGGACGCGGCCCAGGGGGGTGCGGAAATGGATCGCGGGCGGGGTGGCGGTCATCTTGCCCTCTTCAGATCGATGGCGAAGTCGGTGAGGCGCGGGACACCGTCGTCCATGATGTGCTTGCGGCGGAGATCGAGCGCGACGATGGCGAATTCGCCCCAGACCGCGCCGTTGCCGTCGACGAAACTGTGATTCTCCCCGGCGTCGGCCATCTCGACCAGGGTATCGAGGGAGGCGAACGTGCCGGTCAGCCCGGGCACCAGCATGCCGGTGAGCGAAATGGTGTCTTCGCCGGGGCCGGTGAACTGCAAGGCGGAGCGGGCGCCGACGCGCTTTGCCTCTTCGTGGCGCCAGTCACGGCGGCGCTGCAGTTCGTCGAAGGCGAGCGATGGCAGTTCGAACACGAACAGTCCCAAGCTGGCGAGCATCAGTCCATATCCTCATAACTGGAATCGCGGCGGGCGGCCTTGGCGCGGGCGTGGCTGGCGAGCTGCGCGGCGATCTGCCGGCCGAGGTCGGCGCCGTCCTGGCCGGGCTGCGCGGTGATCTGGATAGTGATCGGGCCGGTGATGGCGATCGGCGCGACGGTGCGCGCGGCACCCGCGCCTGTCGCCGCGTTGGGGGCAGCGGAAGGGGATGACAGGTAGTTGATCGCCGGTGGGCGGGCGAGACCGCGTGAAAGCCGGCTCATCGATTCCAGCGCCTTGCCGCCGCCCTGATCGATGCCGAGCGCCAGGCCCTCGCTCATGTATCGGCCGTAACCCATGAAGACCCGCGACGGCGACTTGATCTGCATGTCGCCGCGGAAGGCGGATTTGATGCGGGCGCCGAGAAAGGCGATCGTGCCCATTACGCTGGGGAAGGTGGCGGTCATGCCGGATTGCAGGCCGAGCATCATGTTGCGGCCCCAGCTGCTGGCTTCCGCGCTGTTGCCCAGCTTCTGCCGCATGCCGTCGCGCAGCCGGCCGGCTTCGGCGAGCGACTGTGTGGCGGCGGTGCGCTGGTCGGCGACACCTTGAAACAAATGCTGACGAGCGACACTGTTTTGCCGCGACATTTCGGCGGAGATTTCTGCGCCCTGCTTGCGCAGCGGAGCGAGACGGTTGGGGATCGCTTCCTTCGGCCAGAGTTCCGGCCGCGATGGCGCCGTGACAGGTCCGCGCAAAGGCGCGGCGCGCCGGGGCGTCGTGGCCGCCGCCGGCATGCGGGTGAGGATCGCTTTCGCCTCTGCCGCCTTGAGCCTGTCCTCGGTACGGGCGCGCAGAAGATCCTGCACGCCGCCAATGTTCGGTAGAACGCCGGACAGCAGCGTGCGTCCTACACCTCGGTTGCGAAGGCTCGCTTCCAGGCTCTCCACGCCGACCGTCGCCAAGTCGAGGGCGCCATCTGTCGCCGGTTTCACGCCCGATGCGAATTCGAGCTTGAGCTTGCCCCACAGCGCCTGGAGCCGGTTGAAGCGGGCCTCGGTATCGGCCATTCGCTCCGCGAACTGGCGATCCACCGTGCCGTCCGACTTCATGACCTCCTGGCGCAGCGTCTTGAGTTCGTTGAGCTTTCCGGTGAGGGCGATTGCGGCAAGCTGCGCCTGCTGATCGCCGTAGAGACGGAAAATCTTGTCCTGATCTCCCTTGGTCGCCCGGTTCGTAAGTTCGGCGATGACTTCCAGCAGATCGCGGCCTTCCCGCTTCGCCTTCTTCAGCTCGGCACCGAGATCGATGCCGAATTCCTTGAAGTTCTTGGCCACGTCCTCGGAATTGATCTTCAGCAGCAAGTTGCGAAGATTGTTCGCGGCCTCGGCTTCGTCGGCGGCGTTGCTCATGGCGATTTCGAGGCCCGCCACCAAACTGCCCAGCGCCTTTTCGCCCGTCTGCCCCAGCACCTCCATCACGCCGGTCAGCGCCGGGAGTTCGCTGGCCATCGCCTTCATCGAGAAGGCGCCGGCATTGTCACCGGCGGCCATGATATCCAGCATCCGCTGGGCCTGTTCCTCCGGGATCTTCAGGTTGCGGACGCCGGCAGCGATCGAGCGCACCAGATCGTCTTCCGAGGCTTCGTAGGCGGTGGCGGCCTTGCCCGAAGCGGTCAGAATGTCGGCGGTGGCGCGCTCGATCGCGCGGAAGCGCTGTTCCGGGTTCTTGATCGCATCATACTTGCCCAGCAGGCCGATGCCAGCCAGCGTATCGGCGGCGGTGGCCATCGCATCCGATTGCCGGGCCAGATCGGGAGAGATGTTGCGAAGGGTCTCGCCGAGACGCTGTGCCTGTTCGCGGGTGAGGTTCGCCTTCTGACCGATGCTGGTCATTCTCGTTTCGAAGCGGGCGCCCTCAACGACAGAATCACGCCCGGCCTGCAGTGCTGCATATCCGGCAACCGCACCTGCCGCGTAAAGACCGCCACGGCCCATGAATACCGCGCTGGCGCCTTCGCCTCCGGACGGTGCAGCGCCGCCTGCCGCCGCCCTTGCCATGTCCCGGTCCACGCGCGCCGCAACGCGGGCTTCCTCCATGCGGCGGGGGGCGGAGCGTTGCAGATCCTGGTAGAGCCGTTTCCGCTCGGCCAGGCGCGCGTTGGCCTGGCGCAGCTCGGAGGCGAGGCGGCGTTCGTCGGAGACGAGATTGCGGGTGGAGACGCCCACGGCCGAAAGCCGGTCGCGCGTTTCCTGCAATTCGCGCTGTTGCCGATCGAAGGCCCGGCCGAGATCGGCCGCTTCGCGCTTGGCGCTAGCGAATTCGCGCGACAGGGCGGCGGTGGGCTTTTCGGTCTGGTCGATCTGGCGGGCGAGACCGGCCGCCTTCTTGCGCGCGGCGTCCAGCTGCACGCCGGTATCCTGCAATCCGCGCTTCAACTGGCGAAAGCCCTGAAGATCGGCCTGGGCCTTTTCCAGGCGGACGATATCGGCGCGGGTGTCGCGGATGGCGGCGCCGGCCTTGCGCGATTCCTCGCGGATTGCCTTCAGCGGGCCGCTGGCCTTGTCCATCGCGTTGAGGAGGACGCGGATGCGCAGATCGCGTTCGCTCGACACATCAGCTCCTCATCAACTTGTAGCGGTCGATCGCGCGCTGCTGCCAGGCGACCAGTTCGGAAACTGTCATCCCGGCCATCTCCGAACGCGGCCAGTGGAAGATGGCGGCGATGTCCGCCATCGCTTCCTCTAGGCTGTCGGGGAGGCCGGCCGCAGCAGCCTCGGCAACAAAAAACCGGATGCCTCCGCCGACAGCAGCAGGAAATCGCCGGGGGCCATGGTCGCCACCTCGCTGGCGAGCAGCGGCGGTTCGGTGATGCGGGGCAGCAGCTTGCGCATCGTCGTCGCTTCCATGTCGACGATGTCGCGCAGGCTGAGGCCGGACATTGCTTCGGGCAAGGGACGGCGCACGGTGACGGCGGCGATATCGCCGCCGTCCCGCTTGATCGGTTCTTCCAGGGTGACGTTCACGCTGGTCTTGATTTCGGGCGGGCCGGGAGCGGTATCGGTCATCGTCATGTCTCCGATCAGATACCCATCGCGGCGCGGATACCCGCGTAACGGTCGACGCCATCGACGATGAAGATGCAGTTCAGCCAGTCGATCTCGATCAGCACGCGCCCGGAAACCGTCCATTTCAGGTAGACGCCGGTCATCTTGGTCGAGCCTTCGGTCTTGTCGCCCATCTTGGCGCTGCCGGGATCGATTTCGGGAATGCGGCCGCGCACGATGAGTTCGGCGGCTTTCACACTGCCTTCGATGTCCTCCTGATAGGCGCCAGCGAAGCGCAGCAGGGTGGAACCGACACCGGCGGCGCCGAACTTGGCAAGCAGGCGATCGCAGAGGCCGGCGCTCTTCAGTTCGACTTCGAACTTTTCGAGACCGACCGGCGAATCGATTTCGCCCAGCAGGCCGCCCGCACTGATGGCGATGACCTTCTCGGCGATCTTGCCGAGATTGACCTCGGCGATTTCGCCGAGGTAGCTGTCGCCGTCGACCCAGCAGGTGTAGTTCTTGAGTTGGGAGGGGAGACCCATGGTGGTGTCCTTCGTCTACGAGATGCGGGATGGTACGGCGCGGCGATCAGCCGTTCACCTTGTCGGCAAAGCCGAGGTAATATTTGCCGGTGACGCGCTGGTTGAGCGCGAGCTGTGCCAGCGGCGCGACGTAGCCATAGTCGTAGTCGGCCGCGAGGTCGCCGCCCATCAACTGGTCCTGGGGATTGAGGCTGTCGTCCAGCCAGCACCGGCCGCCCATCAGCATGCCGCGCGCGGTATAGCTGGCGAGGCGCATGTTGGCGGTTTCGACGATGCTGCGCGCCAGGCCGACCGTCATCGGGCGACCGACGAAGGGTGCCTCGGCATCGGCGATGATGTCTTGGATGAACTGCGCGGTGCGGGTGGCGACCTCGAACGAGAACATCGGTTCGGCGGAGCAGGTCCACAGGCCCCAGAACTTGAAGCCGTTCATCCGCACAAGCGTGGTGATGTTGGCGCCGTTCAGCACTGCCGCATCGGTATTGGGGCTGCGGATGTCGAAGCTGACATCGTGGCTGATGCCCGAGACGCCGTTCACCACCTGATTGGACAGCGAATCGTGCCAGCCTGTCTTGTGGTCGATCATCGCGCGCTTGCCGAGCGCGACGGCGACCGCTTGACCGTCCCAGTCGGTGAAGTCCGGCCAGATCAGCATGACTTCGCGCTGGCCGTAGTTGCCCGCATAATCGACCGCGTCGTCACGGGTGGAGAACAGTTCGCCATCTTCGTCGCGGCAGTGGCCGTAGACGAAGCCGCGCAGCCGTTCGGCCACCACGATCAGATCCTCGAGCACATCGGGTTCGTCGAGGCCGGGGGCGCCGAAGATGCGGGGACGGATGCCGGTGCGAGCTTCGGCGGTCAGAAACGCCTGCATGCCGGTGTAGACACCGTTTGTGGTGCCGCCGGTCAGCAGCTCGCCCTGCGTCGGATCGTCCTCTTCGCCGGTCGCGATGCCCACTCGCACGACAATCACCAGCGGCGATCCCTGATCGGCGATCGCTTCCAGGGCGAGCTTGAGCGTGCCGCCGGTGCCCGCATAACCGGCCGCCTTGCGCACGTCGGTCACGAGAACCGGGGTGTCGAGCGGGAAGGCTTCGTTCAGAGCGGTGGTCGGCGCGCCGTTCGCCGCGGTGGCGGTGGCGAGCAGGCCGATGACGGCGGTGGCTTTTTCACGGACCGGGCGGATGCCTTCGACCGGTTCGTTGACCTGGATACCGTGGAAAGTGGGCATGGGGGCAAATCCTCAGGCGGGGAGGGGAAAGTTGAGCGGGATGGCGAGCTGCAGCAGCTGGTTGGGGGCCGGTTCTTCGGTGGAGACGCCTTCGAGCATGAGGGCGAACTGGCCACCGGTGGCACCGCGAAAATCCGGATCGTCGGCGAACGCGGCCAGGGCTTCGGCGTCGGACAGGAGCCGGACGCGGGTCAGCCGGATGCGCGGCTCCCAGCGGGCCAGCGCGGTAGCCGTCGCGGCGAAGAGGCGCGCCTTACCTAGACGGTTCATGGGGCGGCCGAGCAGCTCGAACAGCATCGAGCCGTAGTCCCGGCGCGCGGTGCGCGTGCCGATCGACGTCATCAGGATGTCGGCGATCGACTGGCGCAGGTGATCCACGCCGGAAAGGCGCTTGCCGGTGCGGGCGTCGACGCCGTTCATTCCGGCTCGCCCGTGCTGGAGCCGCCGGCCTGGACGCCGGAATGGGTGTGGTGCTGCAGGCTGATGTCGCCGGCCCTGACGTCGCCGGTCACTTCGAGATCGCCCTCGATCTTCACATCGGCCTGGATCGTGACGCCGCCGGGGGCGACGATGGAGACCGTTGCGCCGTCGGGCAGGACAGCTTCCAGCGCGTGGCTTTGCGGGTTGTAGGCGATGGTCGCGCCGTCTTCGAACTGCACCAGTTCGCGGTCTTCGTCGCCGATGTGGGGGAAGGCGTCGCAGGTCATGCCGCGCATCGCAATGGCGCCCTCGATATCGCCGCCGGGGCAGAGCAGGCTGACCTGTTCACCGATCTTGGGGCGGCTCCACACTTTGGTGCCGCCGGCCCCGCCGGTGAAGAAGCGGATGGGCTGTGTTTCGAGATCGCCGAGCGCCACGGTGATGCGGCCGGCGGGCAAGTCGACGGACGCGATCCTGCCATGCCGGATCAGCTCGCCCATCTGGCCGGGAAGATCGTCCTCACGCATGGCGCACACATGCGCCCGGTCCGAAACGCGGCGCGAGGCGGGGCTGTTGTAGCGGGGCGGGCTACAACAAAGCGCGTGCTGTCAGACGATGGTCGCGGCGGTGCGGAACAGATCGTCGATGGCTTCGGCGTCCAGTTGCAGGGCGGCGCCGATTGCCGTTACCAGCGGATGATCCCGGCGGAATTCCAGCGCGTCCGCCCAATCGATCCGGGTCGCGGTGTCGGCGGCGGCGATGGCGTCCTCGGCATCGTCGAGAAGGCCGGCGGCGAGCAGCGCCCGCTTGGCCTGTCGGCGGCTGACGACTTGCGGGACGGGGCTGGGCGGAGGCGGGGCCTTGGTGAAGGCGGCGCCGTCGAAATCATCACCGATGCCGAAGCCGTCGGGGATTTCGACCCAGCCCTGTTCCTGGGCGAAGTCCGGTTCGGCCTCCGCGACATTGACGACGCGGCCTTCAGAAATAACGGCGAAACGCATATCCGATCCTCACCAGCAGGTAATTCTTGCGAAGCCGCTGCCGCCGGGTGCGCCGGCGCCAGACGGATTGCCGTTGGTGGAGCCGCCACCACCGCCGCCACCGGACGCGGTGCCACCCGCGCCGCCATCGTAGCCGGTGCCGGCAAGCCGGCCGGCACCGCCGCCACCGCCGCGGAAAGCAGCTCCCGCCGAACCGGCCGCCATGGTTCCCCCGGAACCGCCGCCGCCCGACTCTGTCGACTGAGAGCCGCCTTCCCGGCCGAAGTCGGAAAGGTTCGAGGTGTTGATGCCGCCGCCGCCGCCGCCGCCGGGGCCGCCGTAAGCCGAGCCGCCGCCCGAGCCGCCGGTGTGGGACGTTCCGGCCCCGCCGCCGCCGCCGCCGTTGATCGCGCTGCCGCCAGTCGGGCCGCGATCCGGATCGCTGGTGCCGGCGGCGCCGCCATCGATATTCCAGTACGGCTCAAGGTTCCCGCTCAGCGTGCCGCCGCCACGCCCGCCGTCCGTGGTGACGGCGGATTTCCCGCCGACACCGCCGACACCGCCCCATGCTTTGGCGACAGCGCCGAAAGTGGTGGCGCTGCCTTCCCCGCCGTAAACTCCATCCGTGTCGTTTGCGGTCTGGCTGGCGCCGCCGGGGCCACCGGCGCCGATGGTGACGGTCTCGGTCGCGCCCAGGGTCGATAGCTTCACGAACCTGCGGACGTAAGCGCCGCCGCCTCCACCGCCGCCACCACTGCGATAGGAGCCGGCCGCGCCTCTGCGGCCCGAACCGCCGCCGCCGCCGCCGCCCCAGATTTCGATCATCGCCATGGTCTTCGACGCTGGCTTCGTCCACGTTCCCGAAGCGGCGAACTCCTGAATGTCGGCCATCGCGGGCGCCGGCTTGCCGGTAAGATCGTTGTAGGCCCCGGACGTGGCCACCGCTGCGAGCGCCGCCGAATTCGCCTTGGCTCCCAGGGCGGTGTCCACCTGGCCCTTGGTGTAGAACTGCGCGGGATCGTAAGTGGCCGCCGCTGCTGCCGAATCGGCCGCGTCGTCAGCAGCGGCCATCGCCGCATTGCGTGCTGCCTCCGCCAGGCTCCTGGCGGTCACCGCATCGTCGACGTTGACCGCGATCGTCGCCGCGGCGGTGGTCGCGGCTTCGAGCGTCATCAGCTCGGCGATGGTGGCGCCGCCGGTCGCGGTGATTTCCACATCGGCATGGGGGCCGGGATCGCCGCCGGTGTGGGTGATGTCGACCGACAGGATGCCAAATGCAGCATCGAACGAAGCGACCTTGGCGATGGCCCAGTCATCGATGGTGGAGGTGCGGCGCAGCGCTACCCATGCGCCGGGATTGAAGAAGCTGGCCCGCGAATCGGTGACCGTGGGGATATCCTGCAAGCCGGCGACGAAGTTCACCGCCGCCGGTGGCGTTTCGCGCACCGGCAGGACCAGAAAGCCCTTTTCCTGCAGGCCGAACAGTTGCTCCACAACCGGGGTGAGCGCTTGCTCGACGCGTTGCTGTGCGTCGGACACCACCGCATCGAGCCGTTCGGTCGCGACGTTGTCCCGCTCTTCCAGTCTGTACACGCGGTCATCGATCGGCCGGAACCGGTCGTTGAAGAAGGCGGCGTCGACAACGTCGTTGTCGCGGACCCGGTAACGATCCTCGAATTCGCGGGCCACGGATCAGCTCGCCGCTTCGGTGCGTTCGGTGATGAACATCGGCGGCTTCGCGGCGTTGCGCGTCGCCTCGATCACCGGGGTGAAGTATCGGTTGGCGGCGAAAGTGAAGTTGGCGGTGCGCACCAGGCGGCCCATGACGGTGCGATCCTGCACGCTGGCGGCGGCAACCGGCGCTCCGGCCACCAGCAGCGACAGGGTGAGCGTGTTGGCCGCGTCCCAATTTTCCACGGTGGCCGTCACCTGCGCCTTGGTGACGGTGTGGCCGACGCCGGTATCGCGCTGGGCGGAGACATGCTTCAGCGCCGCCGCCGCGCGCGAGACGCGCAAGGTGGAAAGCGCGCCGATGCCGACGGATGGCATGAGATCGCCGGTGCCGATGAACACAGCGCGCAGCTGGATAACGGTGCGATCGAGCGCGGACCAGTCGTAGGCCGGGAGCGACCCGCCGGTCTGCGCCAGCGAGTACCAGTTGCCGTCGACGTAGCCTTCGAAGCGGACCGAGGTGCCGGGCGGCGCGACGATCGGCGTGTCGATGCGGATATCGCCGATGCCGCCGGCCAGTTCCAGCGGCTGCAAATCCACCTCGACACGGGTGGACGGATAGGTGCCGAAGTAGACCTTCACGCTGAGATCGAGCGAGGCGATTTCGCCGGGGATGATCCACTTGTTCGCGCTGTACAGGGCGAACGTGCAGCCCTTCGAGATCTGGCGCGTCTCCCCGCGCAGGCGCAGCCGGTGATTGCCCTGGCTCATGAACACGATGGCATAGCGCTGACCGGGGCGGAGATAGGCGGGCTGGAAGGCGAAGGTGTTCAGGCCGGCGCGCAGATCGCCGTAAGCGACCGTCACCGAGGCGAGGCAGCTCATCAGATCCGGTTCGTCGCCATCGCATTCGAGCAGGACGGCGCGGATATCGCCGGCATTGGCGACGTTGACGATTTCCAGCTCGACCTTCGTCAGAAAGCCGGGGTTGGCATTCAGGAAGGTGAAGGCGCGGCCCTGGCCGGTGTGGTTCGTCACCTCGACGATCTCGTAATCGACGACATCATGACGATCATCGACCGAATCCGGGAAATAGCTGAGGTTCCAGATGCCGTTGCCCGCGACGGTCTCCGCCCAGTTCCTGAGCGTATAGGCTTTGTTGCCGATGCGGACCGTGGGCGGAACGCGATCGGGGCCGAAGCGGTTGGCGCTGAAGCCGGCGCCGGCCAGGCCGATGACCTGGCGCACCAGGCGGCCGCTCTTGCCCGCTTCGAAACAGACGTTCTTCGGCCGGACGATCTTGAGATCGTGGGTGGCCGTGGCGTAAGCCAGCATATCGGCGTGCCCGACGCTGAGGCCGGCGGTGGTATCGATGCGGACCTGATCGGCCAGGGCGGGCGTCATCATGTTGCCGACGACTTTGACCTTGGGATCGTTGGCGTTGACCAGCGCGAGACCGCCGACAGGCTGATCGTTCACCGCGAGGGGAAAGGTCAGCACGCCGTCCTCGATCAGCGCGGCATAGCCGGCGGCGGCAGGGTTCGAT